AAAGTCCTCAAAAGAACCTTTTTGTTTTTGTAAAAATGCAAATATTTCCTGAGCTTTTTCTTGTTGTAATGGTGGCATTGCAACTGTAAAAGAAAAATACTGAGCACCTATTTGTCTGACTTGTTTTCTACCTGATAGTGTTTGATTCAATAGAGTAGGTCTATTGTCTTTAAAGTTAAGACTTCTAAAATTTGGGTCTGTTGGAAATTGTCCTGACATTATACTATTCCCATTTTGCCTTGATTATTCATGGCATTGTTTATGATTGATGTTATTAATCCTTTTCTTGATGCTAGTAACTGATCAAATCCAGCAGCATCTACTGTTGATATGTTGAAGTTCACTGTAGCACCCATGCTTTGACCTTTGGTATGATCTATGACTGTTTCTTGTGGGTGTATCATAGCTAAACGACCACCTTGCCCATCTAAACCACCTGCTCTTACTCCATTTCCTGTATAACCACCACCTGAGAAACTATCAAACAAAGTTCCACCATCAGTTAAATTGTTATACTCCATACCACCTTGTATTTGTCCAATAGAGCTAGTAACCATGCCCACTAATTTTTGTACTATAAATACATTAATTAATTCATTTATTACTGCCCTTGCAACTGAACTAGCTAAGTCTTTAAAATCTAAAAATTGTTTACTTGCAACATCAAAAAATCCTTGAAATGCGTTTGTTAATTGACCCTCAACAGTATCTGCAAAATCTTTAGTTATTTGAATTGACTCTTGCATTGCTGTAACTGTTGTTGTGCCTAAATTATCTATAGAGCTTTGTAATTTTTCTTCTATTTTTGCTTGTTCTTCTTTTGCTAAGATTAGAGCATCTATTTCATCAATATTTCTTTGTGCTGCGTCTCTGTCTAATTCATATTGATGAGCTTTAAATCTTGTATATAGTCTTTCAGCTTCTGCAAGTTTATCTTGCTGCACTAATTTTGATGCTTCAAGATCTTCAAGAGTTGACCCATATTCTTTTGATCTTTTATTGGCTATCATTAAAACACTTACCAAAGCAGCAAAGCCTGTAGCTAATAAACCAATTGGATTTGTTAGTATTGCAACTTTTAAAGTGTTTAATGCAATTATCATTGAGGGAATTGCACTTACAGCAAGAGCTGTTATTGGAATTATTAATAACTCCATGTTTTGAGCTAAGAAATTTATACCATTAGCTACATTACCAAAAGCATTAGTAGAGTTATTAAAGTCTCCAACTAAAGTTGTAAATTGTGTTTTAAGGACATTAATTGCTTGCCCAATAGTCATGTTCATGTCTGCAACAGTCTTAGATGTATCTGCTGTTGCACCTATTAAAGTAGGCAATATGTTTTCTGCTGTAATCTTACCAGCAGCACCCATCTCTCTTAACTTGTCTGTTGAAACTCCAAGTCCTTGAGCTAATAATTCTGCTAAGGCTGAGTTTTGTTCCATGACAGAGTTAAGTTCATCTCCTCTAAGAGTTCCTGATGCTAAACCTTGAGCTAACTGCCTAGAAGCATTTGAAGCCTCAACAGCAGAAGCACCTGATATGATGAAAGTGTTAGCAACTGTTTGGGTGGCATCAGCAACTTCTTGCTGAGATAAACCCATTGCCTTTGTTGCAAAAGTAATCTTTGCAAATAAATCACCAACAGAATCAAAGTCTGATCTTGACTCATTAGCAATTCTTTTCATATGAGCCATAGCATTTGCTGTACCTTCAGCACTGCCAGTTAAAGCACCCATTCTGTTCTGAAGGTTTACAAAAGTATCACCAGCTCTAACTAATTCTCTAACACCAAAAGCAGCCACTAGGGTATTTCTTAGATTTCTTATTGAGTCTTGAGTAGAATTAACATCTCTTTTAAATTTATTAAAAGCAGCACCAGTTCTATTCTCTCCCAGTAGTCTAATTTTTATATCAGATTTAGCCATTTTGTTTTTGCATTTCCCTTTGTTGTATATTTAGATAAGCAATCCAACCATTAAATTCCTCTAAGGTCATTTGTTCAATTTCAGCAACAGTTTTGTGCAGTCTCTCTGCAAGGGCATACATTGAATATAGCTGCTTATCCTCAGCTACTTTTTTGCTACTTGCCCTTGTGAAATATTACCCATAACTTCAGTTGCCACTCTCACTAATACACCACTATCAACATTATTTAATAAATCATGCTTATGTTCTATAGTGTAAATCTTCTCTCCAGCCTCATCTAATGCTTTATAAATTAAAACATAGACAAGCATTTCAACTTCATCATCTTTAGCTAAAGCCATAAATTTCTTCATCTCTAAGAGGGTAATGGGTCTGCAAAAAATCTTTAGAGGATTTGCTTGATCACTACCCCACTCAGGGACTTCTATAACCTTAGTTTCAATATCGTTGTAATGTCTTTTTGCGTTATCTATTGCTGACATTTTCTTATACTGTTGATGATGTTAAAGCACCATTGCCTTGTACTGAAATACTAGCTTCAACCAATCCATCAAATGATGCACTTCTTGAAACTCCAGTAACAATAGCTGAACCTGTATAATAAGTATCACCTGCTGTATCTCCTTCAGGATATACATTAAGAGTTACTTCTGAGCCAATGCTTAAAGCACCTTGTCCTGAAGTATCAGTCTCATCCCAAAATACATCTAAACTTCCTGAGAAAGAAGTCAATGATGGTTTATACGTTCTAGCAGAATCACCCATTGAAGTATCTTCTAAAGTATCAGAAGATTCTTCTAATGAATAAGACTTAATTTCAGCTACAGCATTAGTACCGACTTTAACAGTACCTTCACTTCCTTTATGTGTTGCCATTTTCTACCTCGTCTTTCGACTTTTTCTTAGAAGAAGGTTTAATTTTATCTTGCGAATGGACTGCTTCTTCTTTCCAGCCCTTATTCAATAAAGACTCAACCTTTGAAAGGTGAGCTTCTATTAAAACTTTTCCATCAGGACTAATCATTTTCATAATTGTCTCCTATACAGCTACATCAGGATTAGTTTCCTTGACATAGTAATTAGTTAAAAAGGTTAAACTCACATATCCTAGTGGTTTCTCACCTTCACCATTAAACTCTATTTCAGTTGATTCTAAATAACAGTCTTTAGCTAATCCATCTAAAGTTCTGTCTGCTGCTATTGCTTCTTCAACCTCTTTGCTTATTGTATCAATAGTATCGTCAAAGTCACTAGTAGCTTTTGCATATCCCTCTACCACTACTGATAATTCTCTACTCATAACCCTATCAGTACCTATAACTATAGGTTCAGAGGATTCTTCTTTTGTGTATATGATTAATGCTGGTACTGTTTCTAGTGGATAAACTCTTGACTCATAGACTCTTGAACCAGTTGTAGTTAAGCCAGTTAAAGTAGTACCAAACTTTTCTCTTATTTGTTGTCTAATATGGTTTGCCATTATATTTCCTCTAACATTAATGCACTAAACCCTGTTCTGTCTGCTTGTATGTTTACTACAGTATAGTTTTGTGCTGCTTTGAGTATATTACCATTAGTATCTTTTATTGCAGATACGTTTAAAGTATTTCCAAATGAAATATTAGGAACATCTATAGTTCTGCAATAGGCTATTGGCTTTAATGCTTCCACACCAATGCCTTCTTCTTGCTCTACATATTCATTATTTAGAATGACACTGATTGTTGATGATGCTCCATTGTTTGTATAAACAGCACTTACACCATGACCAAAGTTTATGTCTAAGTAACCTAACATATCTTCTTCAGTTTCTAATCTAAATTGAGACATTATTCTTCCTCAAGAACCAAAGAAACTAAGCCTGTATTGTCAGGCTCAACTGTTCTAACTATAAATGTTGTAGCTGGTTTTAATACATTGCCACGATTAGTTGTAATTGCATCAACTAATAATTTATCTTCTTGGGATATATAGGGCACATCAGATGCTTTGACTATTGCTCTTGGTTGATAACCAGCAACAGGCACTGTTCCACCCTCTATGTTGAAATACTCTTGATCTATAATAATATTAATGTTTTTAGAAAAACCTGAATCAATATCAAAAAGAGTATCTATTAATGGGAAATCATCCCATAAGGATTGTTGCACTTCAAAGAATGTAGCAGTAACGCCATGACCTGTTGTTGTATCAACATAGGCGTTAAAATCTAATGCACTCTCTAAAGGCATGATTTACTTTTTAGCTCTAGTTTTAGGAGCTTTAACTTTTGATGTTTCTAAACCAACACTTCTATCTTCTTTTTTAGCTTTTGGTTTAGCAACATGGATTTCTGCTTTTTTATAAGCACATAAAGAATGACCTTCAACTTCATTAAGTTCTACTATATCTCCAGCATGAACCTTTGAACCACCAGCCATTGTATCTTGTAATATTTTATATTTTTTCATATTTAAGGTAGGGGTGTTTCCACCCCCATTCCATTTAAGCATCAGTTAATTAGTCGCTTGATTTACAGAAAGATACTGCATGTCTTACAGCTACATCAACAGTTTGTAGAGCAACAATTCTTACTCCACCTGAAGTTGATAATGCGTAAGGGTCAACAGTAATATCTAGTCCACCATACATACCAATTAATAGGTCTGCAAAGTTACCAAAGTAGAAGTCACCACTTGTTACTTGATTACTTCTGACAACGTTATAGCCATTCATGCTATTGTCAGGAGAAACAACAAACTGAGCAGTACCAGTAGCCTTTTCAGTTGTTTTTAAAGTACCAAAGTCAGCAGGTCTACATATGTAACCTAAAGAACCAGTCAATGCGT